CCACCATCAGCAAACTTAACACCTCCTCCTGCAGAATTCATAGCAGATAATTGATTTCTAAACATAGATGTACTACGTTTATTAATTACAGCTTCGCCTCCCTCTAATTCTACTACTCTACCACCTACTGCAAACTTTTCTCCTCCTTGTGCATGAGAATTACCATGAACCATTCCTCCATTTGCATATGATTCTCCACTTTTTAAAGCATTAAAATTTTGTTTCATACTCATTAGTAAAGCTAAAGTAGATGCAATAGCTATTATATTAGCAGGAAAACCTTTAGCAATATCAGCAGACAAACCTTTCATTTGTAAAGCTAAAGATTCTGCATTTGTTGCTAAAGCTGCTGCTGCAGAAATTCTTACACCTGCTTGTCTAACTTTTTGATATTTTTCATCATCACCTGCTAAAGTAATAAGTTGTTTGCCAACTTGTGCCATTCCATCTATTTGATTACCTCTTGCTGCTTCTTCATCTTTTAATCCTTTAATTTTTAAATCATTTAACATTTTTTGAACTTTCATTTCTTGTTCAGCAGTTAAATCAGAATGTAATAAAATGTTGTTTAATAATTGTATTTTTTTTGCAGCAAAATCTTCTTCAAAAGTTAATAAGTTTTTTTTATCTTGAAATATTTTAGCTTGTAATTCTAATTCAGCTTTTAAATTTTCCATTTTAATTTTAGAAAAAATACTTTCTTTTTTTTCTTCACCTCCTAATGGTTCAGCATCTTTTGGTTCATCAACTTTTTTTCTTTTTTTGGATTGTTCAGTTAATAGTTTTTCAATCTCTAATTGATCCCAACCTCTTTCAGTCAATAAAGCAACTATTTCTGCTTTTCTTATTTGTGCATCTGTAAGTATAGTATCACTAACAGCTAAACTTGCTTGTGTATCTTCTAAATCAGTAGACTGGTCATTTGCAGATTGTACTGCATTACCAAACTCATCATATGCTTGTGTGCTAGTATTAAGAGCATCAGCTACAGCTATAAAATTTGTTCTAGTACCAGATAATATATCAGCAGTTTTTTGTAATTCATCATTTAACTTTTGTTCTGCTTCAATTTCTTTGTCTATTCTTTGAATTTTATGAACTAATTTTAGAGCTTCAGTATCAGCTAATAAAGCTGTTTTAGCAATTACATCTTGTAAAGCATCTCTATTTAAAACTAAAGCATCTGTTTCTGCATCAATAGACACTACAGTATCACCTATTTCTTCTTGTAAAGTTTTTAGTATACCTTCAAGCTCTTCGTTTTCTTCAGCATTAAGAGATGTTTGTGATGTTAATTCATCATACCTGTCAGCTAATCTTTCAAATTGTATTTCTTGATTTTTATACATTGCAGCAGTAGATGCAATTTTTTCATCTTGAGAATCAAAACCTTCTAACATTAATGTTAAAACATTTAAAACTTCAGAACCTTTGTCAATAAACGCTTGTAATGCTTTGCCTACAAAACTTTCAAATATTACAATAGACAAACCTTCAACTGCAGAAGTTAATCTTTTAAAAGCACCTTCTAAATTATCTCCTACAATATCTGCCATTTCTTGTGCAGAACCTGCAGCATCCATATTTAAATTATGTAAATGCTCAATAGAATCTGCTCCTTTTAATATTGTAGTAAATGCTGCTACTTGTCTTTTATCAACTATTTGTTGTATTTCAGAATTTTTTAAATTTGAATTATTTAAAATGTTAATTGCTTTAAATAAACTTTCTGTACTATTTACAGTAAAACCTATTTTTTTTGACAACGCAGATGTTGGGTCTTGCATTTTTAAGAATATATTTCTTAAAGATGTACCTGCAATAGATGCTTCAATACCTGCATCTGTTAATGTCCCCATAATTGCTGTAGTAGCTTCTAAACTAATATTTGCATTTGCAGCAATAGGAGCTACTTTAGTCATAGATGTTTGAAATTTTTCTAAATCTAAAGCAGATCATGTAAAAGATACAGCCATAACATCTACAACTCTATCAGTTTCAGTAGCATCTAAACCAAAACCTCTAACAGAAGCTCCTGCTACAATAGCAGCTCTAGCTAAATCTGATCCTGTTGCTGTTGCTAATTGTAATGTTGCTTCTTGTGCTGCTAATATTTCACTTGTTGTAAAACCAAGTTTACCAAAATTTGTTTGTAGTTCAGCAACTTGAGCTGCAGTAAAAAATGTAGTTCTACCTAAATCTTGTGCAGTATCACTTAAAGCTCTTATTTCTCCTTCTGTAGCACCAGTTATTGCTCTTACTTTAGCCATTTGAAATTCAAAATCCCTAAATGTTCTTACAACAGAAGAAACGATTTTATTGACAGCTCTAAAAGCAGCAGTTGCACCAACAATACCTAAAGTCATTTTATTAAAACCTAAAGCAAGAGAGTTAGTGCTTTTTTTTGCTTTATCTAATTGTTTATCGCCTTCTACAATTATTTGTACTACTATTTTTTCTGTATTAGTTGCCATATTATATTAAATTGTTTTTGCTCTTTTATAATTTTGTTTAATTTCTTTTCTAATCATTGCTACTACATCTTTACCAATAGCAGGTGCTAATTCTGTTGCTACTTTGTTTTTATATTTTCTTGCTGTTATACCTGCAAAATCTGTTCTTTTTAAATTATTACCTTCAGTCCAATAAACATATGGTTTTCCATAAAACATATTTTTTAATTTATTAAAAATTCCACCTACAGCAGATTGAGGTAAATTTTTAGCTGCTACCCATTTTTTAATTTCTAATAAATTAGGTTTTTCTGCTGCCTTTGGATTATTAACTGCTCTCCAGTATAATTTACTTGTAACAATATCCATAACTCCTGATTTGCCTTTTACTCTAGGTTTTAAGCTGTTAGATAATTTATGAGTTGCATTATGTTTTTGAGCTACAAGTTCTTCTCTTAAACCTTTTACAATCATAAAGCCAACTTGACTAAGTTTTTTATATGTATTTTTAAGATACATTAGCTTGGCACTTTATTATCTAAGTTTCTTCGCAATACTTTATGTGCATTACCAAACTGATCTGTAGCAACAATAGGTATTAAAAAATCTTGACCACTAATAGTTACAGTCATATATACATATAACCCACTTCTATTTGGTACACCACTATTTGTTATTTCTCCTTTTACTTCAGCCATAATTAAAAATCATATATATTAAAAGATGTTTCACTATTTGTCCAACTACCATCATTAGAGTTAACTGTAGGTATAGATGCTGCAAAATCTCCTAAAAGAGGAAATTCAATTAATTCTACTTTTGTCGTAGTATTAGCTTGTGGACTAAAATCAGATATTTTATTTATTCTCCAATATACACCATCAAGATATATTAACTTTCTCAAATCTAAATTAGCTATATCTTTTATTTTTAAATTAATATTTGCAACTCGTACTCTAGGATTGTATTTATACATTTCAATCATCTGCTTGTAATATGTTTCATATAAACCTTTGCCAGATACATAAGGACTATAAGTATCTGTAGAATCATCAAAATCTCTTACATATACATTGCCATATGTTAAAACAGGACTTGTACTATCATCCCTATTAACTGATGTTGCTTGTGGGTATCTATCCGAAATTACATTAGCACTTACTACACCTAAATTTGCTACTATTGATCTGGTTTTACCATTCCATAACTGTGCTGTTGCAATTTTACCTGTATCAAATGTTATACCTGTAGCAGTATAGTTTTTCCAATATAAAAGTCTTGGTAAAAAATCAAAACCTTTTTCTGGTCTAGCATAATCATTTGGAGAAATAAATCCTTTTTCTTGTTTTTCTTCCCATAAGCAGGATATATATGGTGGTGTAAAAGAAAATGGTGTAGCATCTAAATCTTTACCATTAAATGTACCTGCAAAGAAAGGGTTTTCAAATGTAGATGTTCCTCTTTCAAATTCATTAGCTAATGTTTCATAATAAGGATATTCATCTAATATTTCTTTAAAATAATCAACACCTCTTTGTCTTACTTTTTCATCTTTGCTGTCTGTTTTATATTTAAATACTATATCTCTTTTTATATCTACGTTTAACCATTTATCCTGCACCTCTTGACCTATGTCTAATTTACCTGTCCAATCTATAGCTTCAGATAATGGTAAATAAAATGTGTCAAATGGTTCTATATAAATTGTTTTAGATGCTTCATCAGATGTAAATTGTAAATTAAAAGCATGAGCAATACCTTTTATAAAGTCTATTTGCTTGTAATCTTTATTTATAACATTTTTTAAATCATATGTTTGTCCATATTGTGTATAGTCTGGCTGAAAACCTATATCATAAATACCATTTCTAGCTTCTATATTAGTATTGTGTTGTGCAAACAATTGATATGTTCCTGTAATAGTACCTGTAAAAGAAGAAACACTTGTTACTGGTTGACCTAATACTTTTAGATGTAATCTAACTTGATCACCTTTATTTAAATATTCAGATATTTCAAATGAAGATATTTCTGCTGTAAAATCTATTATAGAACCAGAACCTCCACTTCCTGCTGCACCACCTGCAGATAAAGCTAAATCAACTGCTCCTTCTGCAAATCCCAAATCTTGCCAATGTGTTTGTCCAACTGTTAATCTTTGTACTTGAACTCTTACATATTTAATTAACAAATCAATATTTGTAAAACTACTACCATTACTCATTAAATTTGAAAAATCTTTAAAATTCATAGACCAATTTTCTAATCTAAAATCATATCTTCCATATTCAGGAGCATACCAAATATCTTGTGCAATATTATAAGATGTACCACCATTTAAAGGTAAATTAAAACCTCCTGTTCCACCACCACTTCCTGCACTTGTACCATAAGGATATATTACTTCATCAAATATTAATGCTTCACCACTTGCAGAAAAAGAAGTTGTTTCGGCACTACCACTATTATTAAAAACTCTAGCAGAATTTGCACTACGATTAGCATTAAACCTACCCTGTAAAGAATAAGCATCATATCTTACATCAGGATTATTATATTTAAAATTAGGTAAAGAAAAAAGTAACCTCTTAAACATATCTGTTTCAACAAAATTTGATACTAAAGTGTATTCTGATTGTAAAAATATTTCTTTAAACACATCGTAAACCCATAAACAAGGTCGCCAATCTACTACTGGGTCTGGTGTACCATAATTAAAACCTGCATTATTTGTACCAACATATCCAACTTTATTATTACTTTGATTTAAATATTCTTTAGCAGTTTCAAGCAGTTGTATAGTTCTACCTATTCCAGAAGAATTAAAATCTCCATAAGATGTTACAGGATATACGATTGGAATGTCATTAGCTGTTCCATTTTGATTTTTAGATATTGCACTATCTTGCACCCAAGTAGATGTTATACCTGTTTTATTTATTTTTAAATCTTTACCAGTATCTGTTCCTTTTAAATTATCCCAAGCATCACCATCTGTTCCTAAATCTTTTAAAAGTTTTTCACCTATAGCTGTTGCCCATCCTACATTATTACCATAAAAAACACAAGAATAATATTGTGGCTTATCACTTGTACCAATAGATTTTAGTTGTAACAAACCATCTACAGAATACAAATTATTTATTAATATTCTACATGGTTTTTTATTAGAAATATTATTAGAGCTTGTTGAATTTACAACGTAAATACTTTTATATAATTGATTGTTGTTTTTTGTTGCAGGTATTTTAAAAGTTTTACTAAAACTACCTTTACGAGAATTTATATCTCTAATGTCAGAAATAGAAAAAGTTAAAGAAAGAGGAAACTCAGAATGTGAAGAAACTTCTAAATTACCTACAACACTTTTATTCCAATTTAATGTAGAGCCATCATAAACGTAATCTAATAATTCAATTGTAATATTTGACATTAGTTTCTTTGTGTTTGTACTTTATGCGATAATGTATATTCAATATTAAACTTAACTAAACCTGCTTCTTGATTGACAGTTTCAACATCACCATTTGTAATTATTACAGGTATATATTCTTTTGTTGATGGTCTTTGATATGGATTTACATCATTACCTCTTGCAGTAGCATCAGTATCCATTTCTATCCATACATTTGGTGAAGTCATAATCTCCTCTAACCATTTAGCTGTGTCTTGATTTAATGGTTCAGTATATACACTATTGTTTCTTTGTGAATTTACATTCAAAACTTCTCTACCACCCTTGTAAAGATTACCACCTCTCATAGTGTTAGATATATAACCACTATCTGGTATAGATGATCCATCACCATTATTAGGTGATTGATACCAAGTTCTATCTGCACTTTTTGTTTCAATAGTATCTCTGTTTACAGATATGCTTTCTAGCACATTTCTTTTTGCTGTATAACTATCAACTGCACCCATTCTGTTAAGCCAATGAAATCTTACAAAATTATATGGTATTTTTTGATTTTCTCTATCAACTCTGTACCATCTATATTCAGTCATTCTTTCAGGTGTGCTTGAAACTCTGTCAAACCATAAACTTATTTTATAAAAATCTGTTGATGCAGTAATTGTATCTCCAGTATAAGTAGTGCCATCAGCATCTTTTGGATTATTATTTAAATAATCTATAGATACATTTTGTACACACATTTTATTTTGTTGTACATAATAGCTAGAAGAATCATATTGTAAATTGCTTGAAAAATCATCTACATAAAAAGTGTTTCCATCAGATGTTTCTACTTTTAAATTTACTCTTTCAACTAATGTAGAAGTACCTACTCTTGCAAGTCTTATATAAAAATATAACCACTCTGCTTGTTCATCTGTTCTAGTTTGTTTTACTAAAGAAGGTTTATTTGCAGAACTATTATTATTGTTTGGACAATAGCTTAAAAACCCTCCATCACCACTACCAATTAAAAATCTACTAAATAACCAAACTTCATCTTGTTCGTATTGATGAACTGAATTTATAATTGTTATTGGAGTAAAAGTAACTGTATTTGTTGCTTCAACTACTAAACCTGTACTTAAAATTATTTCTGGTTTTGCTACAACCTTAATATATCTATAACTACCATTTGGAGTTACATTCCACAAACTTACACTTGCAGGTGCAACAGGAGATGTAGTAACATTATCTTGTACTGCTTGTCCTCCATTCATACCTCCCCATTGAGAATTTTGCCAAGTACCTTTATTAATAGGCACTAAACTATATGATAATAAATCTTGACAAATTTGACTAATATCTACAGTAAATCTTTGACCTCCTAAAATAGCGTTACTATTATATTGCTTATTAACTATATCTCTAGATTTTTTTATTTTAGCAACTAAATCCCAATTGTTTAAATTATTAGGATAACCATTTGGTTCTTCGTATTGTGTGGTAGCATAAACATAAAAAACCATATTTATAATATCACCAGTTTGAGTATTTCCTGAACCTGTGCCATTTGCTTTAGAAGGTACAGTAGCTTCATTTAAACCTGCTGAAGGATTTGCCCATTTAACTTGGTATCTTTTTTGTACATTAGCACTAACCAGATAATTTGATCTCCATTCAACACTTAAATCTTTAGCACTATTTGTAAATGATACTGGAGCAAATGAATCAGATATATTTCCATTTATTGTATAAGCCATAATTAATAAATTTTAAATTTGTTATTTAAATAAGATTTTACATCAGCAATTTGATGATCAGATAAAAAAGAATTATAAATTATTACCTCTTGCATATTTCCTTTTAAATAATAAGCTGTAGTTGCTCCATCTGAACCTAAATTGTAATTAGTAGCATTAAAAGTAGTAGTGTTATCATATCCTGATTCTTGAACAGAATCATTTAATGTGTTGTTATATTCTAAATACAATCTCTTATTTTCTAATTTAGCTACTGCAATATGATATAAAGAAGTGTCAGATGTGTTTAAAGTAACAGAACCTCCTGTTCCTGTTGAATCTGCAAAAGTTGCTGTTAATTTATTATTATTGCTTCCAACAATAAGTTTTGTTTGCGATGATTCATAAGAAAAATATCTACCTTGTTCAGTAGCAGATACATCTACTTGTGGTACAAAAAACATTGTAAAGTCTGTTCCAATAGGACTATTGTTATTTGAAATAAAATAATCTTTAGTACCATTAAATTGTACTCTTGCTTTATCATTAGCACCATCATAACCAAATCTTAATGCTTGTTTTGAAGATGTTACTTGTGCAACACTATTATTACTAGATGATTGATCTGCCCAAGCAGAAATTTGTTTTGTAGGAATATCAAATGTTAATCCACTATCAGCTCTAAGCCAAGTAACAAGAGTAGGAATATCTGAAGGGTATGTTGATGTTGGTCTAAAACATTTAGTAAAAGCACTCATTGTAAAAGTAAATTTAATCTGCACCAATTTATCATTAGCTACTTCTTTAACTCTCTCTATTTCTAAACTTTGGTCGTTTAGGTACACTTGTACTGTATTGTCTTGATATGCCTTTAAAACCATGTCAAACCACTCCATAGCTAAGTCTTGCAAGTTATCCCATCTATGCTGAAGAGTTACAGCAGATTGTGCAGCTTGAGGATATAAGTTATAAAAATTTATTTCAAATTCATATTCTTCTCTTCCAGAATATAGTTCTGGCATAGTAGATAATGGTGGATTTATTAGTAAAAGAGGGTATTGAGTATTGTGAGATTCATTAACCTCACCATCATAACCAAACTTACTATCTCCAAAAGTCCACTTACTTTCAAAGGTTGTTACTAAATCTTTTAATCTTGTTATAGCCATATGTTACATTACTTTATTTGGATTATGAATTTTATCTTTAACTGCTATCTCATAATCATTTTTCGCTGTATTCCAACTTAAATATGTTAATACTTTGTATAAATTTGTGTCTTTAACACTATCTATATTATTTTTACCTTCTACATTAAAAACTCCTTTCTCTGCTACCATATATAAGCTATTAAGCCAACCATATGGTTTTATGAACTTTTTATAGAGTCCAACTGTAGAAACTCTATTTTTGCCTGTTCCAACTCCTCCCCTTCCTTCCCCAAAAATGTTTGGAAAGTTCTTGTTAATTTTACGCTTTGCATTGTCAAAAAAAAACTGAACTCCCAAACGATGTCCATTGTCAATTTCTTAAAATTATCTGATTTGGAGGGTATTATATCATCATCATATTCCTCTCCTGCTTTTCTGCATAATATTGCCATTTGTTCTGGCAACACATCAAATTTACCATGCTTCATCATATCTATAGTAGCATCTAACTGAGTAGACTCAATGTAATCACCAAAAGTATTTTGTTTTAAAAACTCTTTAGGAAAAAAGTAGACTTCTCCATCAAATTCAAATCTATCTATTCCCTGTGGCTTATATTCTTCCATTAATTTACCAACAGTTTCAACAGCAGTATTAACACTATCTAAATCTAATTTATTTAACATATTGTCGTTAAGACCAGTTATATATTTAAATATTTCTTTGTTCATTCTTAAAACCTTTATTTCATCATACTTAGGTTCTTCTGTGTTTTTTTCTTCTCCTTCTTTTGGAGTATCTGTATATTTTTTTATAATATTAAACATTCCACACCAGTATTCTAATGTAATGTCTTTCCATTCAGTTGGAATATTATATTTTTCTTTTGCGATTTGAATTTCTATCATAATTAATTATTTATTTCTTGTAAAATTTCAATAGTTGCATTATTATCAATAAGTATATCAGCTAATTCACCAGTAATGTTTTCAGTTTTTGTAGCCATTCTTTCTACAAATTTTTCCATTTCATCACTATTTTGTCTGTGCTTTAAACCAGTTAAAAAACCAACACTAAGATAAAATGTCATATTAGGGATTAAGAAAATAAATTCCTCCTTCATATTAGTCCTTTCTTTTATGTTTGAATAAAAATTATTTGAATATGCAAAAACAGTATCTAATATATCAGTAAAATCTTTAAATTTCTTATCTCCAGAATCTTCAGTAGCAAAATATATTAATTTTTTTACATAATTAATATACTCTTCTATCAAAGCTCTATGTTTCTGATTTAAGTATTTATTGTCTAACATTATTCCTTATTTATTGATAATATTTCAAATCTATGCAAAAATACATAGATGACTGAAAATTGATACACTATTTTTAGAATACTGATAAAATTAATTAAAAAATACTATTTTACCTTTACCAGTCCATATTTCTTTGTTTACTGCCATTACTAAACAATCTACCATGTCATCGTGTTTAGCTGAAGGAAATTTAGAGAGTTGATCTATAAAGTCGCTGTTCCATCTTCCCTGTAACATACTTACTCTACCAGTTTCTAATGTAGCAGAAATATCTGCAACTCTTGCAACTTTGTCTTTAGTTGGTGGCTTATCTTCTCTAACATTTAAACCAGTATCTCTTATTAATGTTTGTACTATAGATTTACCAGATGCTTTAGGTTCTACAAATATTCTACTTTGATTTGAATATCCATTTTTCTTTACCCATTCTTGTATAAATTTTACTAAATCTGGAAACTCTTTATATACATTAACACAATCTGTTATTTGCCATTTATTATCTCTATATGTATAAGCTAATAAAGCAGAAGGGTCATTTTTTTGATTAGCAGTATAGGCAGGATCAATAACAAAATTTACTACACCATCTTGTCTATACTTGTCTATTGCAAACCATTCTTCTCTAATCATCCCACTATCTAGGGGTGTTGGTGTTTGCATTAGCTGTCCTGCATAACCATAACTACCTAATGCTTTTTTATAGTCATCTAATACATCTTGACCAAATCTTTCTTCCCAAAACAAACCATTTTCATCATAAAACTCTTCTAGTTTTTTTGGTTTAATATTTTTACTATCTATTGTTGCAGGAATACATATATGAGTATAATTTAATCTTGTTTCTCTGTCTAATAAGAATCCACTTAAATCATCTTCGTGTACTCTTTGCATAATAATAATTCTTACACCAATTTTTGGACTGTTAAGTCTAGAATAGAATGTT